CGAAGCGGGATCAATGGTAATGGCCAAACTCACCAAAGAAAAGCTTGCAGACGCAATTGAATACTCTCGACGAAAGCTTGAGCCGTTTCGACGCAAGCGTCTGGATGCCGTCAGAACCTATGTAGGCGCAAACTACTCAGACGAAAACCCGACGCTCAAGATGCCGGTGAACCTGCTTGAGATGGCGTTGTCCATCTACAAGCGTCAGCTTGCTGCTTCTAGGCCGCGTGTTGTGGTCACGGCCAAGAAGTCGGAAAATCGTCCGCTTGCTTTGGATCTTGAGCTTGTTCTCAACCAGCAACTCAAAGAGATGCGTTTTGAGGATTCTCTTTCTCAGTGGGTGACTGACGCACTGTTTAGCATTGGGATCATGAAGGTCGGATTGTCTCCGAGTGATGAGACAGTCGCCGAGCTTTACGGTCAGTACCGCGATGCAGGCAAGGTGTTTGCCGATGTTGTTGACCTTGATGACTTCGTTGTCGATATGACGGCAAAGAAGTGGGATCAGTCTCAATACATCGGCAATCGTTACCAGCTTCCGTACGATTACGTTATCGACACGGATCTTTTTGGCGACAAGACTCGCAAGATCCGAGAAACCATTGTTGGCGTGACGAACGAGCAGGGCGACCAGCGTGTTGGAAGCGTTTCCATTGGTTTGGATCGCTACCAAGGCCACGACATTCATCGTGTTGCCGAGTTCTGGGACATTTACATCCCTTACGAACGAAAGATCATTACGTTCCAGTCGCAAGACGATGGCGGCATTGATCCGACCAACATCGTTGACGAAAAGGACTGGTCTGGGCCAGAAGAGGGTCCGTATCACATCCTGTCTTATGGAGACGTTCCGGGCAACCTGATGCCTTTGTCTCCGATTGCAAACCTGATGGACTTGAACGATCTGTCCAACAGTGTTTTCCGAAAGCTTGCTCGTCAAGCTCAGCGGCAAAAGACCATCACGGTCGTTGCTGGCGGCGCCGAAGAGGATGGCGAACGCATCGTTCGTTCTGATGACGGTGACACGATCCGATCCGATCGTCCAGAGGCTACTCGGGAAGCTCGATTTGGCGGAGTCGATCAGGCCAGCCTTGCGTTTCTTATTCAGATCAAGGATCTGTTCTCGTACCTTGGCGGCAACCTCGACACCCTTGGCGGTTTGTCGAAGGGTGCCGACACTCTTGGTCAAGAGCGACTTCTGAAGCAGGCCAGCTCCATGAAGATCGTTGATCTGCAAGAGCGAACCACGCAAAGCGTCAAGAGGGTCGTTGAGACGATCGGAAAGTACATCTATTACGATCCGATTGGAACCTACCCGTTCTCCAAGACTTTTGAAAACGGGATTACGATCAACACCGACTTTGCTCCTGAAGCACGAGAAGGCGAGTTCATCGAATACGAAATCGACATTGCCCCGTATTCGATGCAGGACCGCAGCCCGGCGGAACGTGTTCAGAGCATTATGGAGCTAATGCAGGGCGTTATTATTCCGATGGCGCCGATGATGACGCAGTTCGGAATCAAGCCGGACATGCAGAAGTTCTTGCATTACGTCAGCAAGTACAGCAACACGCCCGAGATCGACGAGATTCTTGGCTTGATGACAGACCAAGACATGCAGATGGCAATGCAAATGAATGGCGGAGAAAGTCCGCGACAATCTCCAGTCACGACTCGCCGATACATTCGAGAAGGAAGAAGCGGCCAAACTCGTCAAGGCCGTGACGATGACATGGTGCGGATGCTCATGGGCGCCGCAACCAATCCGTCTAACATGACAGGAATGGAATGACCGACTATTACAACACGAAGAAGAAGATCGCCATCGTCGAAGAGATCAAGCGATGGATCACTGACGTTCTCAGTGTGCCATCCAAGCATTTCAATGGAATCCCGCCTTGCCCATATGCAAAGTTGGCTTGGCTGAACAACAAGGTCAAGGTTGATTTTGGCGGCAGGAAAAAGATTGACCAGTACATTTACGACTGGCCGTATGAAACAGACGTTGTAATTGTTGTTATTGACCAGCCTTGGGATTTTGACGACATTGAGGCATGGTGCGATGAATCGAACAAGCAGCTTGTTGGAGATGATCTTGTTCTGATTCCGTTTGTTCCCGGAAGTGAAATTGACACTGGCCAGCCAGAAGAAGAACAAACAAATTGGGAACCTGTTGTAGAAGAAGAGTACGCTATGGTGTTTATTCAATGCTTGTCTGAACTGGAAAAGGCAAGCGCTCATCTAATGTCAAAGGGCTATTACAAGAATTGCTCGTCGCAATTCATGGAATACGTCACCAAGCGAGCAGAAAGGTACGGAAATGCGCGGATCCAAGAAGACCATGAAGAAGAAGAAGAAGCCGATGATGATGAACAAGTCTGGATCGACTAAGAAGTCGATGCCTAAGAAGAAGAAGTAAGTAAAAATGGGTATTGTTCATTACCCAAAATTTGTCCGAGCAGACGAAATCGTTGCCGGAGAACTTGGCGGCAGTTTTGGGATTGACATCAACCCAGATGCAGATCGCACTTATGTCATTGGCAACGAAGACTTTCGTTGGCTTGACATTCATGGCGACCTAGACGGTGCTGTGACGTTTCGGGCCAAGAACGCTAGCGGTGTCACGCTCACCGTTGGCGACATTGTTTACATCAACGGTGTGTCTGGATCGACCCCGACCGTCGATCTTGCTGACTGTTCTGACCCCTCAAAGATGCCTGCGTTCGGCATGGTCCGAGACGCCAGCGTTAACCCCAACGCCGAAACGCATATCGCCACGCTCGGCAGCGTCGAGAGTGTAGATGTTCCGTCTGGAACCTACACGCTCGGCTCCAACGTCTACGTCGGGACCGCTGGAACCTTTACCGACTCGCCTCCTACCGGCGAGAGCAACTTGATCCAAAACATTGGATGGGTTGCTCGCGTCAACAGCGGTGGCGGTCCGAGCGGCATCATCAAGGTCGGTGGTGCTGGCCGTACCAACGCAGTTCCAAACCTTAACCAAGACAAGATTTTTCTTGGCAACGCTAGCAATCAGGCTGTCTCAACGGCATTGAGCAGCATCAACCTTTCGTCGTTTAACAACGACTTGACGCTTGGTGCAAACGACTACATCTCGCAGCCAACGTACACCAACAACCAAGTCAAACTTTGGTACGACTTCCTTAACGCGGTGCCTGATCGACTCAGTTTCACCACATGGTGGATGAACAGTGGTGGTAGTGGCGTCAGTCCTGAGGAAAGCACTATCGCTGGATCGCGAGGCGCAGTGTCGTTTCTCCTGAACGCCAACAACGATCGGTACACTTTTTGGGGACCGAGCGTCTTGACTGGTCCGCAAGAAGCGGACGGTGACAAGATTTTGTGGGAGGCACGTTGCTATTTTGTTGACTCTCTTGCAACTTCTGGATCCATCAACCTTGGCCTCGCCGATCAAGTCGCCACGCTCAACGTCAACGACCAACCTCCGGGAGCCGGTTACTCTGGGTTTGACCAAGTTGGACTCACGATTGACTTGTCGCAGACATATCTTCGGTGGTTTGTAAAAGACACTGGCGCTGCTGGTTCACCAACCGCTGCTGACCTAACTTCGTATCCAACATCCTCGTACGTTGACACTTGGTTTCGTTTCGGTGTCCAAGCCGAGTACAACGCAACTAACCTGAACTGGGACATCACGTTGTATGTGAATGGGACGAGCGTTGCAACGACGACGATGACGTTCGACTCTATTCTGACGCCTTACGTCGGTGGAGGTGTTGGAACGTCGGCAGGAACGTGCGTCGTCCACATTGATTGGATTTCGTGTCAGTACAAGATCGGCAGCCTTGTGGCTAACCGAACAGACCACGTTTCTCTTTAGGACATTTGATTAATGGCTTCTACAACCTACGAGTACGCCAAGGCAGCGACTTCTCTCGCCACCATCGAAGGCATCCTGAACGAATTGTTGACCACCTTTAGCACCGTGCAGCAGCGAACTGCTGTTGACGACGCAATGATCGACGCACTTGTCGCCTCAGCCACCGCTCTCTCGGCTGCCGCTACATCCTTGAAGCAGGTGAACTACACCCCGCCCGCGTGATGAAGCGTCGGTCATCAGCCTCGCGGCGTAACGGTTTGTCACAAGGGCGATTCAAAGTCAGACTTTGAATTACCCTATTTTCTCGTCCGAGAAATAGTGGAGAATCCGTAATGCAAGTCCAGATCTGCGCAGTAGCACTCACCGCCATGCAGGCCACCCGGCTTTTCCTTGACGGGATCTGGGTCGTGGAGGCTCACGACGACAATGACACCAAGAAGACCGATGTGATCTACACCATTGAGACCACCGACTGGGAGTGGCAAATGGATGGCGAGATCACCACTGAGAACAAGATGGCGTCAAATCGAATCCACACATTCCAGATGCGGTGGAAGATCCCTGACGGCAAGAAGCCTGTGGTGACGGATGGGGAGGTCTGCTGGGAGTGGTCGCAGAAGGTGATTGTCGCTGAGTGGAAGACTGCGGTCGGGCCGCTTCAGACTGAAGTCGTGCCTATTGACTGGGCGATCCAACTGTATCCTGTGGGCGACATCAACGAGGATGGCAAGGTGGACGGCGAAGACCGGGGCTTGCTGTTTGCGGATTGGGGCACCGATGCCCAGCGGTCCGATCTTGATTTTGATGGCAAGGTTGGCGGATCTGACCTTGGCATTTTGAACACCCAATGGGGGTGGGAACTTCCCTAATGCCTTATTACTGCTTTACCAACAAAGAAACCGGACATACAGTTCGCAAGTTTATGTCTGTAGCCGAAATGCTCAAGTATGGCGAAAAGGGCTTGAGTATTGAAGGGCAATGGTACGAAAGAGACATTGCTGCTGAACACAACCGGCAGGCTTCTCGTGGTGCTTCCTCTGGCTGGCCCATTAAAAGCGATGCCGCTGGCGTTCACCCAGCAGATGCGGCCAAGGCAGAAGCTGCTTCTGCGAAGATTGGTGTACCGACTGAATATGACAGGAAGACTGGACAGGCCATCTTCCGAGATCGAAACCACCGTCGCAATTTCCTGCGTGCCAATGGAATGCACGACAAGAACGGCGGATATGGAGATGGTTGATGTCTGAAGAAGAAAACGAATTCACTGGACCCGACTTTGAAGTAGTCGATCCGTATGAGGCTGTTGAAAACGACAGTTCGGAAACCAACACCACGGAAGAAAAAGAATCGTCTTCAAATGAGATCAATGAAAAAGCTGAAATTAGCGAAGAACAAAAAGCCCTTCTTGAAGAAAACGGCATTGATGTTGACGATTTTTCTCGGCTTGTTTTCGACCAAAAGCTTGCAGAAAGCTTGATCAATGCGATGAATGTTTCAAAGCCTGCTGCTCCAGAAAAGGAGTCGAGCTTTGACATTGATCTAAATGAAAGCTTCTACGATCCTGAAATTGTTGCCCAATTCAGGTCTATGAAGCAACATTACGACCAAGAAATTGCCGGTCTTCGCGACCAGCTGCTATCCATGAATAAAATTTCGGAAAGTAGCAAAACTTCCTTGATGTTTGATAAATTGAACCAGCCGGAACGCTTTGGCTCCGGCGTGGTTGATTCAAACACCAAGGAAGGCAAAAACAGGCGTATGGTTCTCGATGAGGTTGAAGCGCTGAAGGCTGGATATCAAGCCAAGGGTCGCGCTCTTCCGTCCGATGATCAGATGCTTGCAAAGGCAATTAATCTGGTGTTTGGAGAGCAGATGGCCGAACATGCGAGACAGGAGTTTTCCAACAAGGTGGAACAACGACATAACTCTCGTATTGCGAGGCCGAACACTCGTGTTTCCAAGCCCAACAACAAAGTCGCCGAAGCCACTCGTAGCGTGGCAGCCCTGATGCGTGATCGGGGTCTTGGCGGATCAACTGATAGCTTTGAATAAGGATCAGACATATGGCTCTTCAAGCTGAAGACATTGCTGATCTCATTACCACGACTCAGCGCGACCTCGGCAAGCTCCGATGGACCGACCTGTCTTACGATCTTCAGGAGTACATCGCTATGCCGATGCTTCTCCAGAAGGAGCGTGTGACGTTCCAGAGTGGTCATGGGATTCAGTGGAACATCATGACTGGCACCAGCGGTGCCGCCAAGGACGTTGGCCTCTACGAGGTTGACAACGTGAATGTCGCTGACGTTATGACCACGGCCAACGTGCCGTGGCGTCACGTTACGACTAACTATGCCATTGAACGTCGCGAAATCGCGATGAACACTGGTGCTGCTCAGATTGTTGAGCTGGTTCGCATCCGTCGTAACGACGCGATGATTGACCTTGCCAAGCACATCGAGCAGCGTTTCTGGTCGAAGCCCGCCACCAGCACTGACACCAAGCGTGTCTATGGCGTTCCGTACTGGATTTCGTACGGTTCGTCCGCTGGCTCGGAAGGCTTTGAGGGTGGAGACCCGAACGGTTTTGCCGGTGGTGCTGCGGGCCTGCCCGTCGCAACTGTTCCGGATTGGCAGAACTGGTCGGCCAACTACACCACCGTCAGCAGCACCGACCTTGTTCGCAAGTGGCGTAAGGCTGCTACCTTCACCAACTTCCGTCCCCCGGTTCCGGGCAACCCCTATTTCACCGGCGATCGTTATGCGTTCTACACGAACTATGACGTTATCGGCCCGCTGGAAGAGGTTCTTGAAGCCCAGAACGACAACCTTGGCAACGACATCGCTTCCAAGGACGGCAAGCTTCTGTTCCGACAGATTCCGGTGACTTGGGTTCCGCAGCTTGAAGGCCGTACCGGAGATCCGATCTACGGCATCAACTGGAACTCGCTCCGTGTTGGTTTCCTCACTGGTGAGTACATGCGCGAGGAAGGCCCGAAGGCTGCGTCGAACCAGCACACGGTCTTCCAGACCCATGTCGATACCACGATGAACCTGTACTGCACGGATCGTCGTCGTAACTTCGTTCTTGCCACCGCTGACCCGGATGACGCTGGCTGAGCCAGCAGAAAGGACTAAACGATGGCACAGATCAAGACCACTTACGACGGGGGACAGGGCAGCGGCGGTCGTTCGCTTGACGCTCTTGTCGATCCCAAGAAGTCTTTCCGTCAGTTTGAAGACTTTGCTGCAAGCGATGCCGCAAGCATCTTCACTCTTGTTCAGCTTTCTGGAAGCACTACCACTCCTGCGGTAAGTGTTGCTGGTGGCTATGCAGGTGGCACGATGCGTTACACCACTGACACTGGTATTAACGACGGCTGCATCATGCACTTTGCAACCCTTGCTGAACGCCCTGATGTCTACAACTGCTCTGCGGAAATCCGCATTGCGTTTAACGACATCGCTGATACCAATTTCTTCTTTGGTTTCAGTGAGGGGATTGGTGCTTCGGACATCATTTCGACCAACGCCATTGCAGTTGCAGCCGCTGGCGACGATCGCATTGGTTGGTTTGCTGATACCAACACGACTACTGGCAAGTTCCAAGTGTTCTGTAGCAAGAACGCAGTTGGTCTGGCTGGTACGACTACTGGTGAGCTTGACACCGAATTCGGTGTTGACTCCAGCGAAACGGCCGGTTCCAACGATGTCATGTACCGATTTGGAATCAGTGTTCAGGCAGGTATTGTTCGTTTTTACTTGAACGGAGAACTCAAGCACACCGTCCGAGACGCTTCCATTGTTTCTGACGCATCGCTTTATCCCGTTCTGCTTGTAACCACTAACGTTGCTGCCGCCAACATTGTTGACGTTGATTACGTTGACTGGTCTGGCGACAAGAGCTGACATTTAAAAATGTCTAGCCAAAGGGGGCGTCGATTGAGTCAATCGGCGCCCCCTTGTCTTTTAAGGAGTCAGAAGTGTCTTTGAGCAACATTGCAACAGAAAAAACAAGCAGCGGTTGCGTTTCAATTGATTTCAAAATTTCAAAGCAGTCTGGCTGGGAACAATGGGTTCTTTTGTCTTCCGATCGACATCACGACAATGCGAAGGCAGATTGGAGCTTAGAAAAAAAGCACCTTGAACAGGCAAAGCAGAGAGACGCCCTTATTTGTGACTTTGGCGACCTCATGTGTCTAATGCAAGGGAAGTGGGACCGCAGATCAGACACAAGCCAGTGCAGGCCGGAACATCGCGAAGGCCGTTACATCGACTCGGTGATTGAAACCGCAGTCGATTTTTTTGCGCCCTACGCCAAACACTGGGCCTTTGTTAGTCCCGGCAATCACGAAACCAGCATCCTAAAGCACCACGAAACAGACCCAACCGCAAGGTTTGTTGAAGGGATGCAAAAAGCCGGTGCCAATAAGCTTGTAATGGGAGATTACGCCGGGTTTATCCGGTTTAGGGTTCAACACGGAATCCGCAAGTCAAGCAACGTGATTCTTGGATACCACCACGGCTATGGTGGCGGAGGCCCGGTTACTAAGGGCGTCATCCAAACGAATCGAATGGCGACGTATCTGCCAGATTGCAACATTGTGGTTAGCGGCCACGTTCACGAAAAATGGGCCTTGCAAATTGACCGATCTAGGCTAAATCACGTTGGCATCCCGTATCTTGATCGTCAGGTCCACATCAAGATACCGGGTTACAAAGACGAATACAGTTCGTTCAAGGGGTGGCACATTGAGCGTGGTGGCACGCCAAAACCTCTTGGGGCTTGGTGGCTGAGGTTTTTCCTGAACTCAGAAGAGAAGCTTGATTTTGAATTTATGGAGGCCACCTAATGCCCAAGCCGAGAAAAAGTGCGATTGAAATCGGTTTAGAGCAAACGTGCGCAAGATTTATGAACGAACTCCAAGAATCTGGTGCTGATGCAATTATTGTGATTACTACGTTTACTCAGGGCAAAAAGAGTAAAATGATGTACCAGAGGAATGGGAACGAGCTTCTCTGTGACGCTATGTTGAAGCACGCATTTCATTTGGAAACACTTCATTACGTCGAGGAAAGCGAAAAGCTAGATGAGTAGTTCAGAACACGGAGTGCTTCGATTCCAGAGTGTCATTCAGACGATGACGCTCATTACGGTTGTGGCCGGTGTTGCCTCGGTTTTTATGGCACTTGGTCGCAAAGATGTCACAATTGAATCAAACAAGACTCGCGTTACTGAACTTTGGGATATCACCCAAGAGCTTGTGAAAAGTCAGGTTCTTGGAGTTGCAAACGACGGCGAACATCAACGCCAAATTGAAGAACTCAAGCGAAGGCTTGACCGATTGGAGGATCTTCGTGGATCATAAAAAGAAGGCGTTTTACTTTGGCACCGCTGCTGTTGCTTGTTTCATCCTTGCAATGGCAGTCCAAGGGTGCGATCTTCAGAAGCTCGTAAGCTTTGATGTGCCCAAGGGTGTTCAGGGTGCGATCGACGCCAACGAAACTGAAACCCTCTCCAATTCCGATTACGTTTGGAGCCAGTGGGAGAACTGGGTGCAGGCCAACAGTGAAGCACTGGCCTCTAGCATTTCTGACGCCAACGCCCGCGTTTCGCTTATCAACGACGTTACTGCTCTTGGCATGGGCGCCCTTGGCGAAGTCAGCAACACCTTCCCCGGCGGCGCGGTTCTTTTCTCTGGCCTGAGCCTTCTGGCTGGCTGGTTCATGAAGCGTCCGGGCGAAGACAAGGTTGTCGCCAAGGAAAAGGAAGATTCTTACAACGCCGGTCTTGCCAAGGGCAAAGAACTGGTCGAAACCATTAAGGAGGCTTCTAATGCCTAGGGATTCCGGTGGATCCGGTGGATCGCAAATCAGTCTTAGAAAAGATCGTCTGAAGGGAGCCGCAAAGAAGACGGCTCGGTCTGGCCGCAGTCGTTCTTCCGGCCGTTCTAGTTCTCGAAGCTCAAGGACCAAGCGATGATTTCTCACGGATGGAAACTGGTCGGAGAATTTAGCGTTAATGCGGTAGCCCCGACGCTTACGACCGTGACCAAAACACCACCGGGTGAATGCAACTTCATTTGCGATGGTTTTTCCAACCTGATGATCATGATGTTGCAGGTTGGGTCAACTCGGTCGAGCGACCTCAAGATTTACGGCACCAATTCGGACGCCGAAAGCGCGCAGCAACAAACCATCTACGTCAACCAAGAAATTGGGACTCTGACGCACGCCACGACTGCTTGCGGTTCATTTGCCGCAGGAGATTTCGGTTTGTCTCAGGCGTACACGAACCACGCTTCGGACGGATTTACCGACGTTGCCTCGAACGTAAATGCCAAAGTCATGGGTTTGATTAGTCGTTTTGCTCGTTACGACGGTGCAGAAGTCAGCACTATCGGTACTGCGCCGACCACTGGCGTTTACGGCAATTTTGCGTCTGACCAATACCACGTTAACCGAGGCGGTGCTGGCCTCGGCCTTTCTTTCGTGACGATGCCGGTCGGCGCGTTCTCGCGGATTTGTTTTGATGGCGTCACCGACTCAGGCACCGCCGAGTTGGCCGTGCTTGTTTGTCCTTTCAGTTGAGAGGTGAGCCGTGGCTTTGACGCGAAGCAATCTTGAGGGTGAAGTCGGGCGATTTCTTGGCTGGGGTCGTTCTGGTGCTACTGGATCGGCTGCTGATGACATTGACGCCATTGTCGATCGCGGTCTTCGGCAGTTTTACTATCCCGGAGTGTTGCCAAACGAAGCTGCCGTACACGAATGGTCGTTTCTTAAGCCTGTAGCAACGATTGTGACCAATGGCCCGTATTCCACTGGAACCATTGAGGTGGTTAGCGGGGTCGTGACGCTGACCACTGGAACCTTCCCAAGCTGGGCAGCAGAAGGCACTCTGTCGGTTGCCAACGAAGATTACGACATCGCTACACGAGACAGCGGCAGCCAAATCACCCTTGTTGACACCTCGGTCAACATTTCGTCTGGAACGTCATACGTTTTGCGTCACGATGAGCTGGCCCTGCCTGCTGATTTTGGCGGCATTGCTGGTCCAATGACGTATTCGAGGGAATCTCAAGAACACGAAATCAGGATTGTTGGCGAGTCTTACATCCGTGTGCTTAGGCAAGATCAGGGCCAGATTGACGACGCACCAGTTTACGCCGCGGTTAGGCCGATTGCTGGATCGACTTACGGGAACAGCTTTGAGCTGCTTCTGTGGCCGTCTCCAGACAAGTCATATCGAATTCAGTACAAGTACAACGTTGAGGTGACTGCAAGTTCCACCATTTATGGCGGGACCATGCACGACGAAACCATTATGGCTTCTTGCCTTGCAATTGCCGAGTTGTACGCTCCCGAAAAAAGCAATCGTCATCGAGAGCTTTATCAGGACCGTTTGGCGGCCAGTGTCATGCTGGATCGCCAAGCGACGGCGATCGAATACTTCGGCCAGAACCTAGACAACTCAGACGAGCCGGTGTTGATTCGTAGGAATCTCAGGTACGCAACCTACACGAACAATTCTGGAACCGTTTACCCGAGCTGACACATGGCCAGAGTCGCCCTTCTCAAACCGAACATGTCTGGCGAGTCGAGCTTTGCATCGACTTCTGGCATAGATGACAACGGTGTTAAGAAGTTCTACATGAACGTCCAGAGCATGGCGATTTCTGTCGGAACTCAGGTTGCTGAGTTGACCGGAGACGGCGATACCGTTCGGCATTTTCAGCACAACCAAATGCAGAACGGCCAGTTTTCCATGCGAGGCTACATGGTGACTGAATATGCCGTTGGTGTTGCAAATATCAACAGCCAATCAAACAACCCCTTTGACATTGCAGTTGCTGTTGGCCGAACTGGCGCGGCAATCAGATATTTCGTTTTCAGGGCGATCGTCAGTCAAATTCAGGTAGGATGGGCACTTGACGGCCCGTTTTCTTCTATTCAAATTTCTGGCCTAATGACAGATACATATCTGACCACAAGCCAGACGGAAATGTTTGTTGAAACCGGAACGGTTTCTTCTTAGGGAAACAAAATGAGCGGACATACCAGAGCAGCCGATCTTGGCCAGCCCCAAAAGGGTGTTTCGTTTGACGGAAGGTTCCTTTCTTTTAGCAGCGGAACACCGGCGAACAACATTTCTGGATTTGGAAAGGGCGCACTTGCTATCGACAAGGCGTCTGGAATCCTGTACATCAATCAGGGCAATTCCACCTTTGCCAACTGGATCAAGGTGCAGGGCGGCGCTTACATGAGCGACATCGCTGATGCTGCTCCGGTTATGTATGGTGAGAGAGCAAGGGTTCTTGTTGTTGGCGACAGCATTCATAACCCAACCCAGATGATTACAGACACCCCAAGTTATGATGGGTACTTGGGAGTTGTAAACGCTTATCACAAGTATTGGCGACCCAGCAAATGGGCAGGCCATTGCCCAATCTTGTCGGCATCTGGCTTCCAGTCAGGCTTTTACAACAACTTCGCTGGAATTACCGACATTAACGTAAAGATGGGCACCGACATTGTTGGTGTTGGTACTGGCAAATACAACATCATTCAGCCAACTGTTTTTACCAACGGTTTTACTGGTGTTCCAAATGGAACAAGCAGTTTTGCTCCGTTTAATGCAACCGCCACAGTTTCGGCAACCAATATTGATTTTCCAGACGAGAATGGTGATATTCTTGAATGGCAATTTGGTTGGACTGATCCTGAAAACCAAGGGTTTTCTGTCGGTCGAAATCAAGTTTTTGATAGTTCGTCTGGCGGGGTGAATTCCGAGCGTTGGTACAACGCGGTTAATACCACTTGGACCAACAAAACCCTTTGGTACAGGGACACCACAACCGGCGGTATTAATTATGGAACGGACCTGAACGCCACGTCTTCGACTTTTCACGGCGCATCTGGAACAACTACTGGCAATTTCACTCTGAGTGGAAATTTTTATACTACAGAGTTGACTACCCAGAACATTGACCAAGACATTCTTGGAACCTCGGCGTATTTCAGGTACGCCGCCGCATCTGGAACACTTCAAACCGACAAGTTCCTCCCGATCTTTTCTGTTATTGAAAACGACGACATTAGTGACGGGATGATTCTTGGCTACATGGGTAGCGGTGGATGTAGTTGGGCATCTCACGGAATTTTGGATAATGGGTTTGGTCAGCCAGAACAAACGCCTCACGAAACTGATGGTGGAACTGCTTGGGTTTCGGACGAAGCAATCCAAGAAATGCTGAAGGTGTTTAAGCCGAATATTATTTACTATTCAATGTTCAACAATTCCGCAGACGATGGGTTTGATGAAGAAACGTACATTCAGCAAGCAATCCAAAGAATGCGTAACAACCTTGACGCAACTCAGGGTGACACTGGGTACTCGGCAAACGATGTAAAAATTGTTGTTATGACCAACTACGGCGCAGGACCGGCGCCGGTTTGGGAAGAACGCGCCTATCGCGTTTTGAATCTTGCGAAGTCAAACAATTACTCGTCAATTGACTTGTACCATGGTGTTAGAGACCTTGGGATTGTGCCGACAGCCTTCGCAACAGCGCCAAATTACTGGCTTGTCGATTCTGCTCACCCGACCCCGCAGTTGTCGAAAGTTGTTGCTGAATTCGTTTGGGAACAAATCACCAACACCGCACTCACTGGAGCCTGAAAGGAACCCACATGTCTGGACACAACGCAGCGTTTGAACTTGGACAATCTCAGAAGGGTGTCGATTTTGAAGGCGCTTTTCTGCACATTGTTGCCGGAACCCCGACCGACACCATTAGTGGGTATGGCAAGGGAGCGCTTGCTGTAAACACGGCAACCGGCGAACTCTACATCAATCAGGGGACTTTCGAGTCCGCATCTTGGGCAAAGATCGGACCCTGATAGATGTCGTTTGCCATTGTCAAGCCTAATGGCGTTGGCGATACGATTTCGCGTTTGGCCGCTGGCAGCATTAACGCTGACGATAACGGCCAAGGCCAACGCTTCTACATGAAGATTGGCTCGTATGTCTTGTCGCCACAAACCAAACCGTTTGACATCACGGCCGAAGGCGACTCGTTTTCAGACATCCGACACCTTGGCTTCATTGCTGGCTCGTTTGCTTTGTCTGGGTGGATGGTCAACAAAAAGGTCCAGTTTGACCAGTTGAAAAGCACCACCAACAACAACAACGTCCAGATCAGTTTGATGTTTGGTGGCGATTCAGACGGGAGTAAAACTCGGTTTGTCAGTTTTGATTCTTTGATTACGGGCATTCAGCTTCAATACCAAAGAACAGCTCCATTCATCCCGTTGACCATTCAAGGGCTGTTCACTGGCAGCTATGATGGTACAAACGTCTTGCTTGAAACAGAAATAATACCCTCACCATGATTAACCCCGAAGACATCAGAGAAATTGAAGCCGCGTTTGCCGACTTGGAGAAGATCCGTGAATCTGGCGAATTTGATCCTGCATTTGCTTCTGGTAGTGGGATGTCGATTTCAGAGAGCTTGAGCAATCAGACTGATCCGATTGTGGAAGTCCTTGCCGATATCCTGAGTGAACTTCAATCCCTAAACGAGTTCATTAGGCAATGAGCGCCGCAATTACCAAGTCCGACATTTCTGGTTCGCAACTGACTGTTGCGTACAAGGACTACAACAAAGATTCCGCCATCAGGCGGTTTTTTGTTGATGCTGCTCCAGCCGACACCAAGGCCGATGTCATCAACGCCGTTTATGGCTCCATCGGATTGTTGCACAATGAGCTGACAAGCCTGCCTCTGCAAACACTGACTGCTACTCGAATCGGAATTGGCAAGTGGCTTGTAATTGCGAGATACGACAGATCTGTTACGACCAGTTTGCCAATATCTGCTTCTAATCTTGTAGATACGCAAACCGCTTATGAAGCAATGCCGGTTTACACAGACTACGCAGCCTTTAGCAACGGCATTCCTTTTGGCGCAGTCTTGTGCCCGGCGTCCGAAATCACGGATGCAACCAAAAGAAGTTCTGTGGAACGCAAGGTTTGGCAAAGGCCGGTCTTGCGTCTAAAGTGGCCATTTGCGACAGGTCTTCACCCCGCAGTAAACTTTCGCAACGCAGCCGGAACACTGAACAGTTCTCAGCTTTTGGTTTCTGGTCAGGCGTTTGAACCACAGACCGTGAGATACGATGGGTTTGTTTGCGACTCCAAAGCAACGACCGCTGGCGCAAGATACTACGGTTACCACTCATTGACTTACGCAACCAGCTCTGCTTGGCAAGCCCAAGATCTTTATTACGACAGCCAATGGAGAGTTAGGCTTGTCAAAATGTACGACATTGGAAGTTGGACTTTGACATGAGCGCCGAAGACTTCAAGAATCCTTTTTCGTCAACGTTTAGGGACAAGCTCGCTTCGATGGAGCTTGCCATTGAGACGCTTCAGCAGGAAAACGCAGAACTGAAGCGGCTTGCGGCAGACGTAGAGCTTTTTAATTCGGTTGCAGGAGACACAATAGCTGCCGAATCTCCTGTTTGCTTTTTTGAAATCGCGTCTGGCGGCTGGGGGCCGACTGACGTTGTTTGCAATGGCGAAGCTCTGCTTGCCAACAAGTACCGCGGATACGCTTTTAATGTCGAATACGGTGAGACCGGCGACGGCCAGCCGTGTGTTACCGTCTTGAACAAGACCGACGAGATTGATGGCTACGATCTGATTTCAGAGCCATCATTGCCAGTGGCATACCCAGAAACGATTACCTCATTGGAAGCAGATCCTCTTTTGGCTGGGGTCATCGTGATGGGTAGGCGCGTATCGCCTAATTTGGTCGTCTTTGCTTCCGTCAAGCCTCGTTTGAGCGTGGTGTGCTGACATGAAGACCAGATACCCGTTTTCAAATTTGGCCGCCTCTGAAAAGACGCTGTTGACATGCGATCAAAACCAGCGGATTACCATTGATTCGATTTGGTGTACCAACCACGATTCAAGCAACAGAAACATCTACCTAAGGCACGTTCCTAGTGGGCAAGCCGACGGAAGCAATTTTTCTATTGCGTTCAACCAAATCATCAAATCTCAAACTACCACTGTTTTTGAGGGGCCGTTTTACATGTTGCCCGGCGATCGGCTAATTGGATACGCCACAGCAGCAAACACAATCGCCGTTATGGTTTATGCGGATGTGACCTGATGACCGCTTACCTTGGTTGCTGTTGCGGAGTACCGGCGCCAACGTGCGAAAACCAAACCACAGGGTATCCGTGCCAACCCGTCGCAATCGTTGTTGAGGGATACGCATTGCAGACAAAGGTTGGCAGCAACTTAGAAACAGAAACTGTTCGCTGCGAATGCCTCAGTTGCAGTTCTGACGTTGTTCACGCACCGACAGAATATACTGCCACGCTTGAAAACACCGGAAGTTGTTTTGTCAGGGTTCCTTTTAAAGCGTTGCTAATTAGGGATGGCGAAGCTTCGTATGGGACGCCAAGCAGTGGGCCGTATTTGCCTGTAGCGTCAATTACTGGTGGTTTTGAGTCAAATTTTACATACCAGCGAGTCAGCATTGGCGACGGTTTCTCTTGCCCTGATTTCGGAAGCCCGTCATTGTTGTGTAATTGGACAAATAGCCTTCGAGAAACTAAAAACGTGTCCAGCTCAAACGGCAACGAAGAATACGAGTTGCTTAGTTTTTCCATGAGCAGGACGGTAAGAAGTTTTAGCTGCGAAGAAATAACCCCATGCGCAACCGAAGGGTGTTACGAAATCTTTTCGATTGAGGCGGATTGGCGAGTTGCTGGAGAAACAAGTGGGTACTACTCGTATTTTAGAGATCAAGGCTTCTACAACGCATTTACTGGCGAGTGTTCTATCAATGTCGAAAGCGATTATGGGTTGTCTTGTTCTGCCAATGGCTATTCCAGCGATTCTCTGCGAATCAATCAATACAGCGAGATTTACCCGCAAGAGCCAGATGTTTGCCCCAAAGTAACCCAGAGGCCCGTAAGCTTCACCATTGATTTGGGAGCGTATACCTCTCCTCCAAATCCAAGCTGCACGGTTCCTGTTGCTTGTGAGTGTCAAGATCTGAAGGGGATTTTGCTTCACACATACGGACTCCGTGGCGATTCTTTGATTGCCAATGAAATCACCACCGGCCCAACAATGACTTGCATTGGAGCCAACTGGAATGCTCCGTCTGTGGCCTTTGGCAATGATTGCTCTGGTTTCCACCTTGGCAAAGGCGGGTCAAACGATTTTGATGTTTCAGATTCGGCGTCGTCCAACAACTGCTCGCCAAACAACAGTCCGACCTGCATGGCCACAGTTCAATGCGGCCAGCCAATCCCGCTTGCAGGGGGTTGTGACAACAGTCTCCCAGACCACCCTCAAATTGGTTCAAGAAACAGAAGTGGGTTTCTGCAAGGGTCTAATGGCGCCGAGCTGATGATTACACGCCACGAATTGCTTTACTCAATGCCAGCGCCTTCTGATTGGCCAACCAATGTCTGATTGCAAGCACAAGGTGGGGCCATTTTGTGTTCTTGGGCACGAGAATAAAAAGCCGAGTAGCGAGTATTGCCAAAGCTGCAACGATTATGATGGCAAAATACGGGGGGTTGGAGACATTGTTCATGTTGGCCTAAAAACCATTGGGATTGACAAGATTGTCAAGAAGGTAGAAAAGGTCACCAGAAAACCGTGCGGCTGTGGTGCAAGACGCAAAGTTCTCAACAACTTGATGCCAAGGAAATCAGACTAATGGGTGTTTCTGCTTCAACTTTGTTTGCTCGTCTCGGCAAGCTTTTTGGCATGGCCGAAACCGTACGCGCTCATCAAGCCAACCTAAGAACTGAATACGCTGACGTTATCAGCGAGTATTCCGACGCTGACATGTACATGGTTGGAAGTTTGACCAAGGACATTGAAAGCAGGATCAACGATTCCAACAGGATTATTCAGGCTATTAAGCGTGATGCTGACTCGACTCTGATTGAGATGGTTGACGATGACCTCGTGCTTTTTTATGGCGGAGGTCTTCCAAACAAGACGGTTCCAACCGCCATTCGGGAACTCATCAGACAGATGATTGACGCTGGCTCAACCGTAGAGGGCACTACGATTACGATTGGAACGCCTTCAAGCTTTGGTGCTGGGAAAGGCGTTTTGGTTGCTAGCGGCCTTGCTTCTCAAGTCTACGCCCCGACCGTCGTTGACTACCCTTCAATCAAGTCAGAACTGATTCGGGTTCGCTGCACCGCCGACTCTACCGATCCGTCTGTTTCTGAGGGTGCTGAGGAGTTCGAGATCCTTGGACAGCGAGCTGAAGTCAATCTTGACGAAGATTGGCCCAAAGGCAGCGGCACTCGTGCCAGAATCAATGCGGCCAATTCTTATGCTGAGCAGAACATCGGCGCCGGATACAACGTGCTTCGGAACTCGACCTTTGAGAACTTCACGACCAACACCCCGGATGGTTGGACGATCGCTACCGGCGCCGCTGGCACTGATGTCCTCGAAGATTCTGGTGCTTATCGCGGTAGCAAGTGCCTTGAAATTGTTGGCGACGGTTCTACAGCCGTAAAGCTTACGCAGTCGTTTAACTCTTCTTCTGGCACCCTTGGCAGAATTAAGCCTGATACTTTGTACACGATCAGCTTTGCCGTTAAGCAGACGGGGGTCATGAGCGCTGGCCAGCTTAAGGTGTACGTTACTGATGGCTCTACTGTTCTAAACAACGCCGACAGTAACCGGAAGATGGAAATTCAGCTTGACTACAATGTCGGTGGCGATCTGACCACATCGTGGCAGCTCAAGACGCTGGTTTGCATGACGCCCACCGAAATCCCGAAGGGTTCGTACATCGTCATTGAAACGCCGACTGCTTTCAACAGCGGCGTTAGCGTTTTTATTGATGACCTTTGTCTTGCAGAAATGCACCGACCCATTGCTGGCGGACTCGCATATCAAGTCATCCCCGGAAGCACCAGATTTTCCTACGACGACGAATCAACCTTTGATGTTACAAACAACGGCGAAGGCAAATTCACTATTGAATTCGACCGTTTCTTCAATATGGCAACGCTTGGTTACGCTTTGCCTTGCGATTATTCTGGTTCAGAAACCATTGTCGATGGTTTGATTTCGTGAGATAATTATGCCCACTAATGACGACCGTCCTCGAAGACTAATTGACCCAAACACCGGCAAGCCTTACGCAGAAGGTATGGAAGAAACCCTGCGTGATGTTCCGGGCAGTGCTTTCGCTGGAACGCACCACGGCGATGGCGCTCGAACTCCAAGCGATCCGCGCCCAGAATTTGGTGGCACTTGGAATTGGGGCGCTGGAATTACGCCTGTTGACCAAAGGCCCAGACGACTCATTGATCCTGTAACTGGCGAGCCGTATGGAGAAGGCTTTTGGCGTGATTCTGGATCTGTAGTTGAGTCAACGACAGAACCAAGGCCAGAATTTGATCCACGGCAACCGGGAACTCCAGTGGATGGTTCTGTGCAACCCAGAGTGCGCGATATGATTGAAGAGGCTGAACAGTACATGAGAGACAACCCATTAAGGGGTGTCGGAGATCCTCAAGGCCCGGACCCGTGGACCACTACTGGTTCGGCACGAGGACAATCGCAAGCAGGTGGGTATGAATTGCTAAACGAAAGCGGCCGTGCCGAGTTTACGGCAGCCGCTAATGGAGAGATTCCCGGTTACGCCATCAAGGATCCCGGCGCTCGTGCTTTGTTTGCCGAATATCGGAGAAACGACCCTAATTTTGGCCGCCAGTCTGCTGACGATTTCAACGATTCCATTCGCGGCAACGCTGCTGCTGATTTTTTGTACAGAGACGAAAACGGGAATGTCATTCCCGAACTTGGGATTAATTCTGAGGAATTTATTCGTGAGGGCACTCGTCGCGCCCAAGACAGGCAGCAGCCTCGCCGCAGCGGCGGCATGGGTCAAGGTCCGCTTGGAAGAGGCCCGGATGAAAAAACCCGAGCCATTTTGAACGATCGACTAGAGTCAATTGACGAAGCAATAAAAAATGCTGACCCGAACAGGCCGAGAATTTCATGGGGCGGTAGGGGATGGACAATAGAAGAAATCAATGACCTTAAGAGTCGAATAAAGGGGGCTCTGCGGAGTTATAAGACAGGGCAGTGGACTCCTCGTGACCCTTCTGTCCGAAGAGGAGAATACAAAGCTCAGCGTCCTTATCGAGGTGATGGGTCTCCAAATAGCATGGGTCTTGGCAGGCGCAGGCCATCTGGCGGCCAAAACCGTGGTTATGGTGGTTTTGTTCCCGGAGAAACACCCTCGTATGGTTACAACCTAGGTGCTGAACCATCTGGAGCGCCACCTTCAGGACCAGTTCCTCCAACGATGCAAGACGCCATCAGTGCTGATGGCACGACGCTGACGACAAGCGACGGTTTTTCGTTTCCAAATGTCACCGGCGAAGGTGGAATGAGCCAAGACGCTTTTGCGTCTGCAATGGCAGAAAATCCAGCCGCGGATGACGACCTGCTGAATTACGCAGAACAAAATGGATTGCTTAGTGATAGCGTCAGGAATCGTCTAAACGAGCTTGATACGCGAAGAATGCCAGACAGTTTGACTCCTAGGCAACAGGCTGATTATCAAGAGCAACTTCGACGAGAACGCGGATCTTTGCTCTACGGCATTGCTCAGGACGCAACTCGTTACGAAGAGCGCGTTCGAGGGGAAGCGGCCAAGGCTGCGGTTAGAACTGCTGAAGAAGCAGCCTCTGAAGAATCTCGCGCAAAACGAGCCGAAGAAACAGAAGCCAGAGCAGCACGAGTCGAACGAGACCGTTTGCGTAGAATTTATTGGGCGAATGTGAATCCTCAAACCAAGAGCATGTTGTCAATTTTGAATGACGCTCTTACCGTTCAGCCCGGCAAAGAAGTTGATTGGAACAAATTGCTTGAAGAGTTGGAAGAAGATCCAACCAAGCGTCATCTGACTCCAGAGGAGTACATGCAGGCTCGTCAATGGGATGAGCAAGAAACCGCAAGGTTTGAAGCGTCTAGAGGCGTGACGGGTACAGGGCCAGCTGTGACTGCTGGTGAGCAGAGTCGTCCAGAACCAACACTGGCTGCGCCAGCAGCGGATCCAACAGAGCCAAACTCAAACCCTTGGGAAATCGAACCTTGGGAATTTGGCGTAAAAAGGGGTCTGCCTAGATTTGTCACGTTTAAAGCAACCGGGCAACAGTTCTGGGTCGGAAGTTATGGCACTCAGGAAGACCCGTTACTTTTCCTTAGATTGAGAACTCAAGAAGACGCAGTAAGGCTTTTTAGGGACAACCCAGAAATTGCTCGTTCTATTGCTGGCTTTGAAGTCCCACAAAAGAATGTTGACCGTTCACGATTCACTGACGAATACGTTCAAAGGCACAGGTATTTCGTTGATTTTAAAGATGGCGAGTGGAAATTTATCAAGGCAACGGACTATGGGCATCGGCCAGAAACTCCTGCAAATGACAGAGCAGATCTGATCGACGACTCTGTTTTCTAAAATTTTCCTTTTTAAAGGAACGACATGAGTAGCGCATTTTTTCCGGCCCAAGACGTTGTTAACTCTCGGCCGATGCCGCAAAACGACGAATTCCGGTCCACCGAAGGACGCTCGGTTACGGTAGGTTCAGGCGAAGCGCCCGACAACGTTGGTCCGCAAACGCTGCGAGAATATGGCCAAGAACAAGGCGGTTTTTTAGGCCGTCCTCAAGCGTTTAAAGATTGGGCGTCAGCTCCAGAGTCAATGACTTTGGATGATGTCATTCCTACTGACAGTCTTGGACCGTACGGAATTTTGTCTGCGGATGCCCGAGAGGCACTGGGTGACACAGTTTCAACCGTCTATTTCCCAGAAGGTTTAGACAAACCATCTGTGGTTGGACTTGCTGAGTCCAGCAGGCCATTGTCTCTTGAGCAAGAAGCTCGGAGGCAAGAAGTGATGGGGCGCAACCGTGTTCCGGGTCAGGTTCGGTTCCGCCCCGAACGTTTGGAAAGCAGAAATGTCACGCACGAATCCAACAAGGGTGTGATGCGTGAAATCTGGAAGATGATGGTCGAAAACGCTGACGAAGAGCAGATTGCTTCCATCAGAGAGTTCAAGAATTCTGTTGACCCAGAAACCTACCAGAACGCTATTCGAGAGCAGGTTTATACGACCGCAGTCAATGAGTTTGGTTACGACTGGGAAGAGCAAGGACTTAAGAGCGTACGAGACGAAGTTAGGATTGGCAAGTTTTTGCGAGCAAGAGAACTTCTGACCACTGGCATCATGCCAGAAATCAGAATCGGTATGCAAAGGCAAGACAAGGCTGGCCAGTGGGGCATTCATCTCAAGTCGTTTTTTGCCAACCCCGACAACATTGAATTTGTTCCCGACAGCCAAAAAGAGGCTTTTGTTTATCTGCATGAAAAACTGATGGATGCAGATATTGGCGACGGCTACGGATGGCTTACTGACTCTATCGTTGACGCCGCTGGTGCTGTTAAGACCGGCGTGGAAACGATGGCCATTGGCTCTGGCTCGTTCCTTGCAAGAACTACTGGATACGGGCTTCAGCTTGTCAACAGGCTTCCCAAGGCTATTGCTGGTGATCCGGGTGGCCTTGCATCAATGGGAATGGTCGAAGCTCTTGACAACGTAGCCGAAATGCTTATTGGATTTGCTGATGATGCTGACGAAGTAATCGAGGCTATGGGTCAAGCAGGTGTTGACGCTCGAACTCTTTATGACCCAGACAACATTGACCCGACGACTGTCAGTGGCGCAACTAACTGGCTGAAAAACGTAGGCCAAGGCGCTGGTTCTCTTGTTGGTTTTGGCGTTGCTGGCAAAGCTCTAGGTGCTGCCCGCGTTCGACCAATTACCGGGAAAGGCAAGTTTACCGAATATCTGCGTGATGCTGCACCGTTTGTGCTGGTCGCAGGAGCAAGCGAGGCCGGTCTTTTCTACGGCCACCAATACCGCCAGCTTGTTCGAGATGGCGTTGATCCGGAACGTGCCGCCAGCATTGCGTATCAGCAGGCGCTTGCTTATGGCGCCGCTGCCGGTTTCCTTGAGAAGTACGGCATTGACACAATTCAGCAGGCCATTTTCCCGAGGCTTAGTAGGGAAGCGGCAGAACGCGCTTTCCGGCGAATGTGGGTTGCGTCTGTTGGC